CTTTCAGATGAATTATTGATAGAAAACCCATCAAACACATAATACTTTCCACCTTCGTGATACACCATAATAAAAGATGTACTATCAGTAGCACCAATATCAAGTCCAAAAATCAAATCAGAATCTTTGTCAATCATTCGTTTCAAATCGGACATATTCTTTATGTTTTTGTCAATATCAAAATCTTTGAACACAAGTTGATCTTTGATAAACACCCATTGAGCTTCATATTCTTGCAAATATGTTTTCTCGTCTAGAATATTTCTTTGGTTTTCTAGAAATTCTGGTGTGTTCAACGGATTGATTGAACTAGGAAATGACAAGCTTATCCAGCCAGTCCCTTTTTGTTTTCCTTTCAAATAATACTGATAATAAGCAATATTGTTCTGTTTTGGTGTTCCGACAAACAATATTTTACCAATCTGCATTCCATTGTCATATGTTCCATAACGACCTAAAGCTGGTGTCAATGATTGCATAATCTGATCTAGCCTTTGTATCAAACCGCCTTCATCAACACACAACACAGAGCATCGCCTTCCTTCAGCATTTTCAACACTTTTTTCTGAAAATGCAGCAAATTCACTTCCATTTTCTAAAAGCATCTCTTTTGTGTTGTTGTCTATTTTAGCAATTGGAATGTTCAATCTTTTCAGGTTTTTAACAACTTGATCCCAAATGATTTTCAATTGTGCATTTGATGGTGATACTAGAATAACACTAGATCCTGGTATCAACAAATCCAATGTTATAACTGTGGAAGCGGCTACACTTTTCCCTGTTCCTCTACCACAATATAGCCCAAACCCATAATAATTTTTGTACTCTTTGTCCCACAATCGTATCAATTCTTCTTGCATTTTGTTAGGTGTTATACCAAGCAATTTATACAAATTCTTCAGTTTCGGCTTTTTCTTTTTGTTTGTTACAATACTTTTATAAGCCAAAATGCCTTCGTTAACGACATTGATAGATTGGCTTTCAGTCATCGTCATCTCCACTCAATTGGTTCAAAATCTGAACTATCACATTTTGTTCAGATGTGCCCAATCGTTTCTTTTCAATCTCTTTAGTCACTTGAGAAGTCAATGAAATAACATCGAGAATATCTCTGTTCTTGTTCAAAAGACTTTTGAAATCGCCTTTTTCAATGGCTTCTTGTATCATTTCTTGTGTGATTGTTTCAAGAATTCCCAATTGTTTTTCTTTCAGCAACAACTCTCTCAATTCAATGATTTCGGCCATTTTTTCTTTGATTTGAGGTTTTCTGAACACTTTATTGATTTCATTTATAGGCAACTCTAGCTCAATGGCAATAGCCTCTTTGGTATAGCCTTTAGTATAAAGTTCAAGTATTTTTTCTTCTAATTCACTAAATTTTACGATATTCGACATTCCACTCACCTTTTCTTGACAGAGACTCCATCAACATATCAAGCTTTTTTATCTCATCAATATAATCTTGATAGTTTTTCATATTGTTTATAATCTTTTGACATTTGTAACAGACAGGATTTTCTTTAAAAGTCAATATTTCTTTTCCGCAAAAACATCTATATTTCGTTTTTCCTGACATTTCATCCTTTCCAATAACAACAAACATTTTTAACCTTTCGTTATGTAGGTGGATCATCAATAATAAGCACACCTACAACATTTTTATCTGCATAAATAACAGGAATAGAAAACACAACATATTCGTTTTTGAAAAATCTTTTTATTTTTATTAACAATTTTTTAACAACAACGACAAAATGTTTTGCAATTGTTCTTCTATCAATGCCAATCATTTTGGACAATTTTCTGAAACTGATATTCTTTTTGAAAAAATCATAAAATTTGATAGCTCCATTGATAGCCAAAGTTCTAACATTTTCTGTTATTTCTTCTATTTTTTTCTCTTTTCTTTTTTTAGCAAGCTCTCTATTTTTCTTGATTTGCTCTTCATCATATCTGTTTGGATCATAAGTCTCAATAACATGTTTCCACACCGACTTTGCAGTTGAAATAACTTCATTTTCAGGCAAAGGTTCTTGCATTAGATTGTTAACACGCAAACCTTCTTTGGTAAGCTTATCTACACTACAATTTTCAAAGTTAACATAACCGAATTGTCGTAAATAGTTGAACAAATTTGTATTTCTTTCCCCGACTTTTACTTTAGTGAAATCGTAGAATTTTTTTCCTCTATACTTTGTGTGTTTTTTATCAGCGAATTTTAGTTTTTTAATATCATCAAAAGATGCTATAACATCAAAATCTTTATAGTCATATTCAGAATAAACATAAAAGTGGTTATGTTTCAAAGGATTTCTTACAATAAAACTCGCAAAATGTTTATCTCCGCCAAAAATGTTATTAAGCTCGCTCAAAATAACACTCCGCCAATGTGTAAGATATTTGTTATTTTTCCATACAGGCTGTTTCAAAGCCCAATGAATATGCCAACCTTTGTTTGTTTCTACAATAATTGTAGGAATAGGAATATGATTAACTTGACAAACTTTGATAATATCAGAAAAAGTTGTGAATTCAGCTTTGTTATCGATGTCTATAGATAAAAACTTGTAGTATGCTGGGTGTTGTAGTTGAATAAAATTATATTCATCAATAGCAATAGCTTTATTCACACCTTTTCTATATTGTTCTTGTTTGTAGTTAGAACATTGGATTGTTTTAGGTAAGGCGGATAACAATAGTTGAGCGAGCTTCATAACAATCCTTTCCTTTCATTTTCTTATTCATCGTATAATTATAACACATTTTTAAGAATATGTCAAGTTTTATATTTCCCTTATTATATATATTACCAAAAAAATCGCAAAATGTCCCATTTTTTAATGTGAAACCTTAAAATTTTTACATTTTTTAGTGTTTTTATGAAAAATCAATGTGAAACCTTAAAGTTTTCTTAAACGAAAAAATTAATTTTATTAGTTAATTTTGTATTAAGATTAACATTCATTCTTGCTTTTTATGTTTATTATATCACATTTAAAAAAATTTGTCAAGTGATTTGATATGAAAATTGATTTTTTGTTGGTTGACGATTTGCTTCGCCGCCGCGCCGTCTCTGTCTCCCTATATAAAGAATAAAGTTATCCCTATTTGTAGTTCTATCTTAAAGCCTATCTTTAGCTCTATCTAAAGCTTATATTTAGTATTTGTAGAGCTAACACACTATACTTATATGGTAATGTACCACTTTTGTAAGTAGAGTTAACACACTATACTTATATGGTAATGTACCACTTTTAACCCCTATTTTAAGGATATTTGTAAATTAGTTTGTTTCTATAGTTATACACCTCAATAGAGGAACATACACACTATACTTATATGGTAATGTACCACCTCGACGCTGGCAAAAATTTTTGCGATTTTGCCGAAAATTCTTGACAAAAGTTTAAAGTTTTGATATAATATAATTTTGAAAATGAAGATTTATTTTTTATGGTTTCACATAAACCTTAAACGAAACTTAAAGATTTAAATTAATTTTATTTTTTAAGAAAACTTTAGGGTTTCACATCGGTTTTTGGCAATTTTGACAAAAAATGCAATTTTTTTAAGGTTTCACATTAAAAAATGGGACATTTTGCGATTTTTTTGGTAATATATATAATAAGGGAAAAGTGGTTTTATGTTTATAAAGGATTTCACTTTGACAAAGCTCCAGAATGAATAGGAGAAAGTATGAATATTTTTAGTTTGTTTGGGAAGGAAGAAAAGAAAAGTTCTTTTCTTATTCATCCACCTCCTGAAGAAGATAAAACAAGCGGATTGAGTACGCCGCTAGAAACAAAGGCTACAAAGGCTAATAAGTTATTTGTAGATAATGTTAATAATGTTAGTGAAGAAAAATTTCTGACTGCTTATCAAAAAGCTGATATAGTTTATAGTTGTGTTAATTATGCGGCTGATATTTGTTCGCAAGTTAAACTTAAGATTTATCAGCGAAATAGTAAAAATGAATTAAAGCCTTATAAAGATAAAAAAATTCAAAAGTGGTTTGAAGCGCCAAACCCATTTCAATCAATGTCAGAAATTATTTCACTTTATGTACAATCACATTTGTTGACTGGTAATGCCTATTTGACTTTTGAAAAAGTCGGTTTGAATTTTGAAGGTTGGGTTTTAGACCCTACTAAAACAGAAATTGTGCCTCACCCTAAAAAGTATATTCAAGGATTTCTATATAATAAGGAAGTAGCTTATAAGGATACTGAAATTATTTTCTTTAGAAATCCTACAGTAGCTAACCCTTACTATGGTCAAGGTGTGCTTGCATCTCTTATTGACCCTTTAGAGATTGAAGCTTATGCTGTTGATGATTTGATTGAGTTTTATAAGAATTCTTTGATTGCTCAAGGTATCTTTACAAGTGAATATCCACTAACACAACAACAAATTGAATCTTTGAGAAAGCAATTTGAGCAATTGTATGGAATGAAAGGTGAGGCTCGTCATGGGCATATTATTGCACCTAATAATTTGAAATATCAGCCTATGAGAGTTAATCCTAAAGATGGTTTGTTGTTAGAAGCTCTTAATATTTCTGAAGATAGAATATATAAGGCATTTAGAATTCCTCCTGTTTTGTTGGGCGGAGGAACTAAAAATTCTGTTAACGGAACAGAAATTGAAGGCTTTAAGCGTTTGTATGTTAATAACTTTATTCGCCCATTGATTACAAGAATGACAAGACAATGGGAAGTCTTCTTTAGACGAATTCTTAAAGATGATTCTATTGTTATTGTAGCTGATTATGATGATATTCCTGAAGTTAATACAGCATTAACAGAAAGAATTGATGCTGTTAGAAGTGCGCTATCTATCGGTGTATTGTCATTGAATGAAGCTAGAGATGCTCTTGGTTATGATAAATTGCAAGGTGCTTATGTAGATTCTCATTTAGCAGCAAGTTTCTTGTATGGTACTAGTCCACTAGATTTGGTTAGTGGAGAAACATTGAATTTTGCACCAACAAATCAACAACCAAAACCTCAAGGGTCTACAAACCCAGAAGGCGGAAAGCAAGATGGCGAACAACGATAAGGAGTGTAAATGTTTAATGAGTGGCCACCTGTTTAGTAAGGAGTTAATATGAAATTGAAAGAGGGTATTAAGGGGTATGTTGATATATCTACTAAAATGATTTCGACAACTCCTCAATATATTGAGATTGAGGGTTACGCCTCAACAATAGATAAAGATAGAGATGGGGATATTGTTCATCCTTTTGGTATGGATATTGAAAATTTTATGAAAAATCCTATTTTGTTGTATCAGCACGATAAATCCAAACCAATTGGGAAAGTTACTGATATTAAAATTGATGGGAATGGTATTTATGTTAAAGCAAGGGTATATAGAGATTTAAGTAAAGAAGCGTACACTGCGGTGAAAGAAGGTATTCTTAAAACTTTTTCTATTGGTTTTATAGGAAAAGAGGGAGAATATCTTGAAGATGATGATACATTTATTTTTACAAAAGGAGAGCTTCTTGAAGTAAGTGTTGTTTCTGTTCCTGCTAATGCAAATGCCACATTTCAGGTTATTGAAAGTCCTTGCGGGGAAGGTTTTTGTTTGGCTGGAAAACAGTTTTCAAAAAATTATGGAGAATATATGGAAAAGGCGATTGATAAAATTACAATCAAAAATAGTGAAATTTCCACACGACCTTGGGGGGATGTGGATAAGACACGATTGGCACAATTGCTAGATGACTTGAATGCTACTGCCGCTATTAAAGAATGTTATCTTTATGTGGAGGATTTGGAAAAACGCTCTACTTGGTGTTGTCCTCACCACGAAGTTAAAGCTGACGGCACTATGGTAGTTAATAAAGGTGGTGTTATTGCGGCCTATCAAGCACTTAAAGGGGCGCACGGAAATACTCCAAATATTCCTGAAAGTGCTTATGCTTCAGCATTTAGACATCTTGCAAAGCATTATCGTGAGATGTATCGTCAAGGTTTGATTGATAGTATTCCAGAAGATTTGAATAAATATTTAGAAAGTGATGAAGTGAACGAAAAGGCTCTATCTGATTTTATGTCAATGCTTGAAAAAGAAACGGGACTTTCTCGTAGAGTATTGACAAAAATTCTTTTGTTTTTGCAATTCACTATTTACAAGAAAGATGGAAGTCTTACTACTTTTGCTTCTAAATATAAGCTTGGTTCTAGCAAACCATACAGAAAGCTTTATGATACTATCAAAAAGATGAAGCAAGAATATAAGAATGATAATGAAATTGTAGCTTTTGGTGAGTATATGAGAGAAATGGCTTTGTCTACTGTTTCTAGAGCTAGTGCTTGGATTTATACTACATATCTTGCTAGACAAAGTGGAGATGAGCAAGAAAAATTGCTACAAGCAAGAACATTTGCTGAAAGTTGGTTTTTTAATGCTTTGAGCGTTGTTATTGACAACCTTAAGGTATTTGAGAAAGTCATTGATACACTCGATGAAAATAAAGAAAATATTGATGAGTTGGTTGGTTCTACTAACTACACCAATAGAAAGGATTATGATATGGAGAAACTAGATGCTGTTCTTGATGAGTTGAAAAAAGTTTCTGAATTGCTTGCCAAATCTCTTGAAGATAAGCAAGATAAATCTCAAGGAGAGACTGGAAATGCTCCTCAAGAGGATAAGCTTACTATTGAAGCTATGAAAGAATTTGCTGAAACTATGGAAGTTGAAGAGCTTATGAAGTTGTATGCCGATATTGAAGGCGTTCTTAATAAAAAACTCGATGCTGAACTTAATAAATCTTAATAAAAATTAAATCTAAAAAAGGAGAGACTTATGGCACTTGAAGTCATTAAACAACTTAACGAAGAAATTGCTGCTCTTAAAGAGCAACTTAAAAATGTAGAAGGTTCTAGTGAAGAACTTAAAGCTCTTGCTGATAAAGTTGCAGAGCTTGAGCGCAAAAAAGATTTTATGTCTGGAGAAAAAGTAAGCGATCGTGTTATCGCAGAAGCAGAAAAGAAAGCTGCTGACCTTAAACTTAAAGCGGCTGTTCTTGATCGCCCAGTAGATTCTTTCGCAGAGTATAAAGAAGTTGCTAGCATTGTAGAAAAAGCTATTAAGCCTTCTGATATCGCTGCTTGGATGGATGAGCGATTTAGCAATAGTATTGTTGAGCTTATGGAACTTGAACTTAAAGTTGAAAGACTTTTTAACTCTATGACTATTCCTAACGGAGTAGAAGCTGTTTCTATTCCTCAAAAAACTGGTCGCACAACTGCATATCTTATCGCTCCTGATACTGATGCGATTGAAAGTGCAGTTACTGCCGGTAAAGTAACTATTAAGCCAGTTAAACTTAAAACTCTTGTTCAAATTGCTGATGAAACTAGAAATGAAGCAGTTGTTGGTGCTATTCTTGATGTAATTCGCCAAGATATTGCACATTCTCTTGCAAAAGGAACTGAAACTGCTATTGTGAATGGTGATACTGCTGGAACTCTTAATGGAAACCCTGGTGCTAATGATGTTACTATGGCTTTTGATGGTCTCCGCAAGTATGGAGATGCTAATAAAGTAGATAATGGTGGTGGTGCGCTCACTCTTGCTAACATTCGTGCTGCTCGTGCGAAAATGGGAGTGTTCGGTGTAGATCCAAGTGAACTTAAATTGCTTGTTAACCCTGCTGTATTCTATCAACTGCTTCAAATTCCTGAAGTTCAAACTATTGATAAAATTGGTAACGAAGCAGTAATTAAAACTGGTACTATCGCTATGGTTGATGGTATTGATATTGTTCTTACAGAAGTTATTCCTACTAATTTGAATGCTTCTGGTGTTGTTGACACTACTACACCTGGAACACTCACAGCAGCTGTACTTGTTAATACAAGCGGTTTCCTTGTAGGTAAACGAAACGCTGTTGAAGCTGAACGAGACCGCAACATTGTTCGTGATGTTGAAATTCTTGTTGGTCGACGCTATGTTGACTTCAAGAAAGTAGTTGTTGAAGATACTGCTGCTGTAACTATTGTAAATGTTGCATCTTAATGTAACACCCCGCTGAAGGTAGTCCCTTCAGTCTGATGCCCCTTTGGGGCATCTATATATATTAGCTATCTGTTCGATGGTTAATATATGTAGATAGCGAAAGGAGTTTATATGTTTAAAGTAAAAAAGAAAACGAATGGTAGAATGTTTTCAAAAGGAATTACATTTGAATTTGATAAAGAGGTGGTTGTAAGCAAAGAAATTTATGATTATCTTAAGAAGACATTTCCAGATGAGTTTGAATTTATTGCAGAAAAAGAAAAAGTTGTAGAGCAAAAAGTAGAAACTAGCAAAAGACCAACGAGAAGGAAAACCACAACGAAGGATAAATAATGGCTGTTGCTACTCAAGTTAATATCCCTCATTACCTTTTAACCGAGTATAAAATTTATAAAGGTATGGGGACAGATCCTAGCGATAAAGATACAGCTATAAGCTATGCTTTGTATGGAGTTGAATCTTTTTTAAATCAGGCATATGGGATTTATTTTAAGAAAAGTGATCCGATTACAAATAAGTTTTCAGTTAGAAATGGTAGTGTGGTTGTTCCTTCTTTTGCTATTGAATTTATTTCTGCTAAATTGAATGATGAAGATTATGATGTCTCGAAATTATATACTATTGGGAATATAGCCTATAGTAAAGATAATGATTTGACAGATGGTGATTATAATTTTGAGTTAACTTACAAATTAGGGTTTGAGTTTGATGAAATTCCTTTTGCTTTGAAACAAGCATTATTCATTATTGTTGATAGGCTTTTTGAGAAGATGGAAAATAACGCTAATCTTGTAAGTTCAGTTACAGACCCTACTGGTGGCAGAATGGTTATTTCGCAAAATATGCCTAAAGAAGCTATGCTTTTGCTATCTCCTTATATTAGCGTTTATTTATAAGGTGATATGATGGCTAAATTTGAATTTAAAGATGTAGCTGAAGCTTTTGCCGAGATAAGTAAACAAATTCAAGTATTTTCTACAAAGTTAAGTGAAAAGGCTAGATTAGCTATTGTTTATGATTTGACCGCCAATTTTGCTAAAGAATTGGAAAATGAATGGTTAGCAAAATTGAAAGAAAAATTGAATGATCCTTTACCTAAACATTTGAGGCACAAAGTGCGTCAGCCCCGATCTAGGTTATTTCCCTATCGGGATACAGGAAAAATGAGAGATAATATTTCAATAGATATAGATGTTAATAGGCTATCCGAAAATCATTTTCAGGTTATTGCTTGGTTTGAGATGGCTACACGAGCCGCATTCTACACTAACTATGGAAAACCAGCACCTAAAGAAGTTCCAGAAGGTAAATGGAAAGATTGGGCAAAAGATGTGTTGTTAGGTAATGGCAGAGCAGGAGTTAAATCAGCTAAAGTTATTTTTAATGAATATTTTTCAGCAAAACGACTCAATTCTTTGATACAAAAAGAAGTTAGTCGTATGTCAGTAGAAGGAATGTGATGAGACGAGAGATTGTAGACACATTGTATGATGAACTTAATGCAACAAATAAATTTAAACAATCTTATAAAAATGTTATTCCTGCTGTAGCTATTGTTAAAAGACACCCAGCATTTGCTGTAGCTGTTGATACAGAAACAAGAAGCAAATCAGATTTGGCTGGTTGTAGATTTGAAAATGAGTTGACATTGATTGTTATGCTTTATCAACAAAATCGTTCTCACGATTTTGAAGACAGAATAAGTGATTTGATTGATGTTGTTGAAGATGTTGTTAAAAATTCACAAAAATTGAATGATATGGTGATTGATATTTGGGTTAGTAAGATAACTCAAGATGGTGGAATTTTACACCCAAATTATGTGGCGGAAATAGAAGTTAAAGCTATTTATCGCCGAAAAGATTGAAGTTAGAAATAAACAAAGGAGAAAAATATGGCATTGCGAACTCGTGGTATTGTTACACAAGTAGCAAAAGAAACTACTTTTAATACTGCCCCAACATTTAGCGATACTGATACTATTATTACAGAAAAAGCAGACCTTGCACCAAAAGTTGACAAGGTTGATAGAAAAGCTCTTTCTTGTTCTATTATTAAAGAATCTGGTATTCCTGTTAGATTTACAGCAGAAGGTTCTATTTCTGTTGAGATTGATGTCAAGAGCGGTACAAATGACTTTTATGGTTCTGTTCTTTATGAGGCAGGACTTGGTTTTAGAGAAGCGCCTGGAACAGGAGCAGGTGCTTTGATTGGTTATGAAAGTGATGGTACAACTGCTGCGGATAAAATCAGCAAACCAGATAGTTCTGTGAACGGAACAGCAACTCTTTATACTGTTGCAGATGGTTTGCCAAAGATTTCACTCGCTGTTAGAAAGTTTTATGATAGTGGCGATGTCGTTATGCAGACAACAGGGAATGTTATCAATCAGGTTGATTTGAATTTTCCTCAAGCAGATATTCTGACTGCTGCTTTTGGTATTGAAGCGGCTAACTATACAACTTTGACTGGTTTGACAAAACCAGCTTGTTCTACTACAGGAGAAGTCCCGTTTGTAGGAAAGAACGCTAAATTTAAGTTTGATGGAAATGCTGTTGATGCTAAAAACCTTGCTGTAACCATCAAAAATACTATCACTAACTTTGAGTCTATTACAACTGAAGGTTATACTGATAAAGAGATTGTTGAAAAAGAAATTTCAGGAAGCTTTGTTGTTCTTCTTGAAGATATGAGTTATATTGATAAATTGAGAAATCAAACTATTGGTGAGTTTTATTTAGAGATCGCAAACGGTTCTGAAAAGCTTGCTGTGTATATGCCTTCTGTGTTGGTAACGGATGTGGCTATAAACGATGACAGTAGCCGCCTTATAGAGTGCTCAGTTAACTTTATGGCTCAAAAAGATAGCACTGTCGGCGAAGCGTTTATGCTTGCTTGTCAAGGCTAATAGTTGATGTCAAGAGGGCTTCCTCTTGACATTCTTTAAAAATTTCTTCAAAATTCTTCTAATTCCTCTTGACATCTTCTTGAAAATATGTTATAATTTAGTTTAAAATCACTTACAGGAGTATAAATGGCAATTACAGTTGTTTCCAAAAAACAAGAATATGAATACATTCCAATTTCAGAGCGTCTTTCAGACAAACCAGTTAAATTTAAATTTCGCCCTCTAACAAAAGAGGAAAAGGCGAAACTTGAAGATAGACTTATTATTATGTCACCAGATCAAGATATTTATATTGCTAATGCTAGTTTTCTTATCGGTGCTATTAGATTGGCTTTGCTTGATGTAGAAAATTTGTTTGATGAAAATGGTAAAGAAATCAAACCTACTTTTGAAAATGGGCAAGTTAGTTTGAGTTTTATTGAACTGCTTCCTGATGAAATTGTTCAAGAGTTGGGGCAAGTTATTGTGTCTGTATCAAAAGACCCAGCAAATGCTGATTTGTATTTGGGCAATTTTGATAAAGAAGTTGATGAAAAACCAAAAAGAACAAAACGAGCCAAGTCATAAGACTGGCTCAAACCTTTTTGACAAAGGAGTATAATTAAATGGATAAATATTTTATCTACAAAGCAACATTTGTTTATAAATTTAAGAACACAGATCAAGTACTAGAGAATGAGATTTTGTATACTGTTTTGTCAAAAAGGGAATTGGAAGATGCTTATTATAAAGCTTATAATGAAGACAAAAAAGCTTTAGATGGAGAAACATATAAATTTTACATTTTGGAATATTCTATTTTACCTGAAAGCAAAGTGTTATTAGATATATTGACTGAAGAGCAAGAAGAAGAGTTATTTAATCTCATTCTTGAAAAGAGTTTAGTTGAAAAAGAAGTTTTTGATAAACTTGAAGAATTGTATTGGTTAAGTCAAGCTGATGAGTTGAAAAGTGATACTTTTTCTTGCGATGTTTGTAGAGAAAGAAGATTACAATATTCAAGAACTTGTCCATATGAAGGCACAAAAGTAGACGATTTTGTGTTTGTAGTTGGTGGTAGAGAATACACTTATTGCCCTGTATATGATTTGAATGAAAATAAAGATTTGATAAACACTGCTTTTAAGGCGTATTTGTTGTTTGATAAAGGAACTCTACCTGAAAAAGGTGGTTTCGTCGATCAAACATTCTTTTTTACGGAATCTGTTATTTTAATGTTTGCTCTTATAAAACAAAAAGAAGAGCAAGAATTGCAAAAGTTGGAGAGTAAAGGATAGATATGGCTGGAATAAGAGTTGAAGCAATAGCCGATATCATATTTCGTGAGCAAGGTGGAGAAAAAGTTAAAAATGTTTTGCAAATTCTTCAAGCTGAAGGTAATAGGGCTTCTGCTGCTCTTATGAAGCTATCTGGTTTGTTAGAGAATACTTCATATGCTACGAAATATGGTAAAGCTATTGAGCAAGCTAGTGAAAAATTAAGAGAGTTTAATGAGCTACAAAAACAATATTCTTTGTTAAGTGAAAAGAAAGCGCCTTTAGCAGACAGAATTAAAGTACTTTCTGAAATGGCCGCTAAACTTTCTGAAATAAATGTTTTAACAAAACAAGTTAACACTACTGCTAAAGGTCTTTTTACTGATGAAGCTAAAAGAATTGAAAAAGTAGTTGATACTTATGATAGGCTTCGTTTTACAATTGAAAAGAGTATAGAAGTTAAGAAACGATGGACTAGTGGAAAAAACATTGCTGAAGCTAGAGCATTGGCTGAAGAACTTTCACGACAAGAAGTTATTGTTAAAAAGCTGGCTCAAAAATATTTAGAATTATCAAAAGCAAGAGAGGCTGCTTTTAAAGCAGGAGATACACAAGCTGTTGCTAAATTGTCAGATGAAATGAAAAAAGTATCTACAGAAATTGATAGACAAGCGGCTAAACTTTCTCATTATAAGACACAAGTTAGAGATACTGTTGAAAAAATGTCTGCCCTCTCAAGAATGAAATGGCTTGTAGAAGTTAGTAAAAGAGCTTTTGCGTATGCTGGTATTTTTAGTGGTATTTATGCCACATTTCAAGCAGTCGAAAATGCTACAAAATATGCGGCGGAAATCAATTTAGCGTTTAAAACATTGCAAGGCGTTTTGAAAACTTCTTCTGTTGAAGCTAAACAACTTGAAGAAGAATTTATAAGATTAGGGCAAGTGTTTGGCGGAACTCTGGAAGATATCAATAAAGTTGCTTACGAATTAGGTCGTGCAGGAATTGCAACAAAAGATTTAAGTAAAGCTACTAAACTTGTTATTCAAATGGCAATGTTAACTGGGGATAGTTATCAAGTAGCTTCATCTGCTCTTATCACATTTAAAGAAAACTTTGAATCTTCTATTGCGTCTATGTATAAAGGACAAGACGCTTTAACAATTTTGGGGAATAAAATTGCATATATTGCAAATGCTTCTCGTATGACTACTCAAGATATAGGAACATTTGCTAACTATGCTGTTGCGGCGGCTAAAGCGGCTGGCGCTACTGTTGATATTTTGGGTGCAATGGCTGTTGCATTTAACAATGCTGGTAATAATGCGTCAACTGCTGGTACAATGACAAGACGCTTTTTCAACATCTTAACTTCAAAACAAAATGATGTTAAAGAGTTATTCGCTGGTTTAGGTGTGAATCAAGATATTCTTTTAGCTAAATTGCAACAAGGCGGACAAGTTGCAAATGAAGCATTTGCGCAATTCGTAGCATTGTTGAGAGATATAAATGATAATGAATTTCAAAAACTTATTTCTGGTATGGATATTCTTGCAAAACAAACATTGCTTGGTTTGAAAAATAATGCTTCTGCTGTTTTAGAACATTTACAAAATCTAATAAACACAACAAGCGGAGAATTAGAAGGTGCTTCTGTTATTGCCGATAGTTATGTTAAAATTTGGGAGCGATTCAAAAATTTAATTGGTGAGTTGGCTGCTAAAATTGCTGATGTTGGTCTTGAAAATTTAACTGAAACATTGAGTGTTATTTTGAGTTTGTTTGATAATGATAAAGTTAGAAGCATAACTGAATTGTCACAACAATATAAAGAATTGATAGACCAACAAAGAATTTTAGAGCAATTGGTTCAGAAAACAGGTTTCGAGGAATACAAAGAAAAATTGAAAGCTGTTAACGCAGAGATTGAAAATTTGAAAGAGCAATTGAAAACATTGAATGCTGAAATTGAAGCAACAAAAGAATTAGCAAATACTTTTGATTATATTGTAGCTTCTTTGAATAATGTTGCAATTGCCCCTGCGGCTGAACGCTATATTGCTTTGATGAAAGATGCTCTTGCTTCAAACGACATTGAAAGAGTGATATCTGCTATTAATGCTGGTTTGATGTCACAAAATGAAGAAGCAAGAAAGATTGCTCATCAAATGCTATCAATTGTTATGGAAAACGAAAAATATAATGATTTAGTGAACTCTAGAATTTTGTGGCATAAAGTTGAAGGCGACTATTTAGCGCAACACTTCAATACAACAAAACAGATAACAGAAGAAAATAGAAAAAATCTTGAAGTTCTTCAATTTATTTCTGATGAGCAAATTAAAATTTTAAGAAGTGTTATGTCCACCTTGCGAGCATATAAAGATATGCTTGGGCAAGATTATGTTACAGGTAAAATTACAGATATCAGCCAAAATGCTGATTTGTTGATTGCTCAACAACAGAAAGCATTGTTGGGTGTTATTGAAAGAAATTCAAAAGATATGACAGATGCTGTTGAGCAGTATATGCACTCTTTGATTGTTTCTAGAGATTATGTTAATGCTTTAATTGAAGCACAAAATATGCTTGTTACAGGAAAATATAAAGAAGTAGAATTAACAGAAAAAGATAAAGCATTATTGAACCAATTAATAGGTGGTCTGCAACGATTGTTAGATTTGCAGAAAATCATAAATGATGGAAAGAAATTGTCAACACAATTGTCTGAACAAGAAACAAAAACAATTCAGAAACAAGTTTCAGAATATGAAAGATTGTTAGAACAAATTGAACAAAAAGTTGCGGTGTTGCGAGGAGAGGTTAACAATTCATTTGACGCACGAGTTCGTAAAGCAATTCAAGCTCTAGAAGAAAAGAATAACAAAACAAAAGAAGAAATTGCATTGTTGCAGAGGTTGAAAAAAGAATATAAAGAATTGATTAAACTTGAAAATGCTCGTAAAGAGAATTCAATTTTTAATAGAATAAAATCAGCTACTGAAACTGCTTCTAGCAATCCTTACGATAAGTTGGTTGCTCAATATGAGAAATTGAAAGAACAAACTATGCAATTAAGTGGAGAAAAACGAGCTGAAGCTTTGCAAAGAATTGATGAATGGTATTACCAAAGACTTGATGAGTTGAACCAAAGATATATCCAAAAGTTTGAAGAAGACAGATTGAGATTTCATAATGAATATATGCAATTAACTCTAGAAAAAGATGACTATTATTTTTATCAAATCGGCCAGAAAATAAATGAGTGGTTAGCTAAAGGAATTATTTCTCAACAAGAAGCTCTTGATTATGCGCTAGAAGTAATCAAGAAAAAATCTATAGATAAATTTATGGAAATGGGGAATTTATCTGGTCGAGCTATTGTAGATAGGTTTATAAAAAAATTATTATCTATGAAAAAGTTTATAGAAAAATTTGGAGCAGAAGTTATAGTTGGTGTTATTCGGCCGGCCTTATTATCTATGTATCAACTTATGGATAATTTGTTCTTTGATGCAATAACTGGTAGGTTGAAAACTTTTAAAGATTATATTAGATCATTTTTCTTATCTTTCGCTAGAAGTTTGGCCGATTTCTTAACAAGATTGGCCATGAATAAATTATTAATGTGGATTTTTGGTGTACCAGCGTTTCATACAGGCGGTGTTGTTGGTAGTTATGGCAAAAAATACCATACTGGAGGTACAATCAAAAAATATCATTCTGGAGGATTAGCTGACGATGAAGTTCCTGCTATTTTACAAGTTGGTGAGGGTGTGTTAAGCAGACGAGGAATGCAGATGTTAGCATTATTGAATAGTGGTCAGCTTCCTCAACAAAACCAACCAACTAAACAAGAAACGATTATTGTGAAAATTGATGCTGTTGATGCTCAAAGTTTCTATGAATTGGTTAATAGAAATCCTGATGCTATTGTTATGCCTATTATGAGAGCGTTAAAAATGAATAGCGCTTTGCGTTATGAAGTTAGGAGTGTGTGATGGATTTATTTCCTGAAGATGTTTTTAAAAGTTATCCTATAAGAATTACTGAAAAATGGAAAACATTAGTTACAAATACTGATGATGGTAAAGAGTTTAGGGCACGCAAGTGGGCGTTCCCTAAACGAATTGTTGAATTAAACCATAAACCAATTAAACAAGAAGAGATTGAAACTATTTGGCAATTTTATAGAAAACAAAAAGGTGCGTTTCAGCCTTTTGGGTTTTTTTACCCTACAAAACGAAATTGGTTTGATGAGTATGTTGCAACAGGAGATGGAAGTACTACTGAATTTGAGTTACCATCTAAAGAAACAACACTAAAGGCTGTGTATATTGATGGCACTTTGCAAGATACTTCAACATATTCTATTCAAACAGGGACAGGCACTTTTGGAAAAGATAAAATTACTTTCACTTCTGCTCCTGCCAATGGAGCTATTATTACTATTGATTTTGAAGGAAAACTTTTTTTAACAATGAGATTTTTTGATGACAATTTAGATAGTGAAATGATACATTATTTGATTTATAATGCTTCACTAAAATTAATTGAGGTGAGATAATGAGAGGATTACCTGTAGAAATACAAGAAGAAATTGCAAAACAATATAGCTATTTGATTGACGGGATTGAATTTGATTTTCCAAATGGCAGCAAATATTTTTTAAATTTTGATATGGATTTGATTTATAATGGTATAAAATGGGAAGCTAGAAGCTTCAAATATGATAATGCTATTATGACAATAAAAAGTGAAGTTGATTATGTAACTTTTAAAATTGATAATAGAGATGGATTTTTCACCAATTTGACAAAAGATTATGATGTTCGTAAATCATTAGTGACAATTTATAGATTTGCTTTGCAAGATCCTGCTAAAATTGTAGCTCATACTATGATTTTTAGAGGATTGTTAGATAATATAACAATTACTGAAGAAGAAGCAAGCATTCGTATTGCTAACCCTTTTATTCTTTGGAAAATAAAAACTCCGAGAAGAATTCATCAAGCAACTTGTATGTGGGAATTTAAAGGTACTGAATGTGCTTATACAGGAGCTGAAACAGAATGCGACCAAACATTTGAAAGATGTAAACAATTAGGTAATGAATGTAATTTTGGTGGGTTTAGATTTTTGCCTTCTCTACAAGATAAGGAGATTAGATGGGGACGCAAGTAACTTTTACTATCAATGATGCTAAATTTGCAGAATTGGTAGCAAAATTTTTAGATGTTCCTTACAAATTAGGCGGAATGAGTTTTAAAGGAATGGATTGTGTCAGTTTCATTTATTTATTCTACAAATTATATGGAGCGGATTTACCAGAGGGGCTAGGCACATATAAATTCATAGATTATCCAGAGATATATAAGAAAATGGGCGCAAAAGGTAAAGAAATTTTTGCTGATTATATTCGTAGTTTTACTAAAGAAGCGGATAAACCACAAAAGGGGGATATTTTAATAATGAAAAATAATAATGGTGAATATATGTTCGCCATTTTCATAGGAAATAATAATATTTTGTTTAATGATGTTAAATTAGGTAATATAGTGTTGCCATTATCTAGTATTGAAACAAATTATACAGAAATAAGAAGGATTGAGTAATGCCACAAGCTGTTGTTGTAGGTATTGCCGCTGGTATAGCTACTGGCTCTGTTATTGTTGGTATAGCAGTTGCTGTAACATCTTTTGTTTTATCAGAAATGTTACAACCAGATATACCGACAATACCGGACTTTAGGGCAGATTTTAACCCAACAGGACATTTAGCAAATACAAAATCGACTGATGCTCCGCTGCCTATTGTTTATGGTAAAACTAAAGTTGGTGGCGGGCAAGTTTATATTTCTACTTCTGGCACTGATAATAAGTATTTACATATTGTTCAAACAATTTCAGAAGGAGAAATTGAAAGTTTAGAACAATTATTTTTTAATGATAAAGATGCCGCATCTGAATTTTCTGGAAAGTATATTGTAAATTTTCATTCTGGATCTGCTACTCAAACTTATGATACAGATTTACATAATGTTGATCCAAATTGGGTAGATTGCTTGCGTTACACAGCGTATATGTATTTGAGGTTAACATATGATAGAGAGAAATTTACTAGTATACCTAAAATTACAGCTATTGTTAAAGGTAGAAAAGTATATGATCCTAGAGATGACACAATAAAATGGACTGATAACCCAGCACTTTGTATATACGATTTTATGATTAATAAACGATATGGTGTCGGGTTAAACAGCGCATTAGTTGATTTAGATTCTGTTAAAGCCGCTGCTGATTGGTGTGATAATATTGGATTTACTTTTAATGGGGTTATTAATACTAAACAAGCGGCTATTGATAATTTAACAAATATGCTTGCTACTGCAAGAATGCAAGTAGTATTTAATGGGGGAGTATTTAAACTGATTCCTCTACAATATGACAGCCCTGTTATGAAATTAACTGAAGAAGATTTGATTGAAAAATCTTTTTCTAAAATATATCCTACAGTGCAAGATTTACCAAATACTCTAAAAGTTAGATGGATAAACCCAAATAACTATTATATTTACGATGATTTAATTCTATACAATAAAGCGCAAATTGACGCAGATGGTGAAAGAATTGAAAAATCATTTTTGCTTTTAGGTTGTGATAATTTAAAACAGGCCAGAACTGTAGGAAGCTACCAATTAGAGAGAATAAGACGAAATAGACGATATAATTTTACTGCTACCCACAAAGCTTTGCCTCTTGAAGCTGGGGATATGATAACAATCGATTTCCCTTCGTTTGGAGTTAATAATGAGATAGTTAGAATAGAAAGTATTGTTCCGTTAGAAAATGATACTTTTAGGATAACTGTAATAGAAGAATCGGCAGACTTATATGATTCTAAAACTGATTTAGTAACACAAGTAAGTTACGGTACTAATTTACCCGATGGACTAGAAAAACCATCAGCACCTACTAATCTATCATTAACAACTGGAGTAGAATCTAACCAAAGTGGTTTAGTAACTGCTTATATTATTGCAACTTGGGATCAACACCCAAGCCCAAAAGTTATTGAGTATGAACTTAAAATAAGGGAAAATGGTTCTACAAATTATACTTATGTTAAATTAGGTGTTTCTGAAACAAGCTATAAATTTGGCAGCTTGAAGCCGGGCACAATTTATTATGTGGCTATACGAGCAATTAGTGAAAATAGTTTAGTAAGCGATTGGTCAACTGAACAAAGCATTACAACAGCTATTGATAATTTAGCGCCTTCAGCCCCTGCTGGCGTTTTTGTAGAATCTAATTTTAAAACTATATATGTTAGGTGGTCACCAAATAGCGAGCCTGATGTAGCTGGATATGAAGTATACGCTAGCCAGACTAGTGGATTTACTTGCGATGACAACACATTAGTTTGGAGAGGTAGTGCTACAAAATGTTCATTTTTAGCTAACAATGAAGGCACTTGGTATATAAAAGTTAAAGCATATGATATTACTGGAAATATTAGCGATTGTTCGACAGAAGTTTCAATTAATGTTAATGATATTGTTTTAGATTCCACTCCAGAAGGATATAACCTTATTATCAATAGCGATTTTGATGATGGTGGTGCTGGTTGGGTCAAGTATAAAGGTAGCGATATAGAAATTGTTACTGCTACTAACCCAAAAACAGGTAGTAAAGCAGCACAAAATGTTGATAATACTCAAGATTGTTGGTATTATAGTGAAACACCAATACCTATTCAAAAAGATAGAACATATATTGTTGAGGGGTATTTTAAACAAATAAGTGGAGATATTGGAGTTGCATTATTAGCTGTCAAATTAATGGATAAAGATGGTAATAATATTTCTGGAGATGGTACTTGGTGGTATTACCCAACTACTATAGATAATCCGACAGAATTTACATATTATCATGGTGTATTTGGTTTTAATAGCGATAAACCTTTTCCTGATAATGCTACTCATATGCAATTAGGTTTTATACTTAACTATGATAGCGACGGTAATCAAAATAAAGTTTATCAAGTTCAGGGTTTAAGAATTCGTGAAGTTATTGAAAGTGTATATATTAGAGATGCTGCAATTACTACAGCAAAAATTGCTGATCTAGCTGTTG